AGCCTGTCCTTCTAGACCAAATGACCCTGCGTGACTTCTATGCTGTGTTTGCCATGGTAGGCGACCTAGCAAGTGGTACAGAAGCAGACCAAGAAAACATTGCCGCCAAAGCATATGACCTAGCAAACGAGATGATGAAAGCCCGAAATGATTGAAGTCGAACAACGCTCAAACGAATGGTTTGCCCTGCGCTTAGGCAAGGTGACCGCCTCTCGTGTCGCTGACCTGATGGCTAAAACCAAGACAGGTTACTCAGCAACTCGTGAGAACTACATGGCTCAACTTGTGGTGGAGCGCATCTCCAACTCACAGGCTGAGTCCTTTACCAACGCCGCCATGCAGTGGGGTACAGATCAGGAACCCTATGCCCGCGCTGAATACGAAGCCACACAGGGCGTTATGGTTGAGGAGTGTGGGTTTGTATCCCACCCAACAATTGAGATGGCTGGAGCCTCTCCTGATGGCTTGGTGGGGGATGAGGGACTCATAGAGATCAAGTGCCCAAATACAGCCACGATGATCGATGTGTTGCTTACAGGTGTAGTGGCATCTAAGTACAACACCCAGATGCAATTCCAGATGGCTTGCACAGGTCGCCAGTGGTGTGACTATGTGGTGTTTGATCCACGCATGCCAGCCAAGGCGCAAATGTTTATAAAAAGAGTGGCACGAGATGAAGCCTTCATTGAAGAGATGGAAGCCGAAGTCACCAAGTTCCTCAGCGAAGTCGCTGAAAAAGTAGCAAAAATCCAATCAATTATTGAAAGCAAATAATGTCTAAGAAATACGATATCAAATTCGCGGCTCGTGAGTACGAAGTAAAAGGCGAAAAGAAAACTTACTGGTCAAACCATGGCACACTGTTTATTGAAGACAGTGGCAAAATCAAAATCAAGATGGACTCACGCCCTGATTCCAAAGACTACGATGGCTGGTTCCAAGTGTTTGAACAGAAACCAAAAGAGCCGTACCAAGGTTTGCCACGCGACGATGGCGACGACATTCCGTTCTGATCAACGGGGGGAACGCCGTGCAACATGCTTGCGGACGAGCGGTTAGTACCCCCACCAAATAAGGAAAAATAATGGGATACTTTATTGGCATAGTCTGTTTTATGGCATGGATCACCCATGTGTTCACATGCTTCGCTCAAGGTCTGTGGGGCTTCCTAATTGCTGGAGCCTTGCTGTTTCCTCTTGGGATTTTGCATGGGTTCTACCTGTGGTTTAGGTAAAAAAAAGCCCTGCGTGAACAGGGCTAAATGGCACTCTGCAAAAGTGTTATTTCATTTTAGCTAAATCTGCCTCAATGTCAGATTCAATATCTGGTGCGCCCTTAATATTTACTGGTATTGTTCCAATGTCAGTGCCAATGTCAGGGGTTTTCTCTTTGGGATCAGGCGATGGGAATACAGCACTTGCTGTGCCCATGGTCGTGCCTAACTCAGCCTTAGTAGCCCTTGCCTCACGAGGAGCGGCTTTCTTGGCGTAGTCTTCTAAAACTTTGACAGTTGCGGCAACCTCAGAGGGGTTTTTAGACATCAACATGGTAGCTAGTTTGTCAGCCGTATCCTGAGTCATTGTGGAACTCTTGGCGGCTTTGGAAGCCAAACCAGTCAGGGATGACCAGAAACCACCTGTGATGGCGTTTCCGATAGCCTCACCCATAGAGTTGTCACCCTCAAACTCTTTGTTCATCTGGGCGCGTCTAGCGGTGCTTGAGTTAGCCAAGATGCTGTTAGCTTGGTTAAACAACTGAGACTCACGCTCAAGTGCCGCTTTAAACAAATTAAAGTGAGCAGGAGTTTCAAACAAAGGCATGAGTTTTTGTTGCATCTCAGGAGAGCCAATGACATTTTGGGCTGAGTTGCGCACAGAAGCTGGCCCCATGATCTGCCCATAAATGTCACGGGCTACACCAGTGCGGAATGCTTCCTTCTCAGAAGGAGACATACCCTTGACGAGCTTGGCAACTTCCTCGTGATCCATGCCACGGAAACTCTTCATACCAGCTTGCATAGCGTCAATGACTTCCATGTCGCCAGCGTACTTAGTCAGGGCTGTTTCGTATTCAGGAACCACAGTCTTAAGACGATCACGCAACTCATTGCGCATCTCTTTTAAAGTGTTGGCTTGAGCTTTAACACTAGCATCAGTAGAGCTGAAGCCAGACTTGACCATGGCATCCATGGCGCGTTTCATGTAGTCAAGCGTGCGCACATCAGGGATCGAGGCAACTTTGATGTTGCCTTCTGCGTCAGCAATGTACAGAGGCTCGAGTTTGAACTTGCTTGGGTCTTGACCACGAACCTTGGCGAGATTGGCCTCACCGTTAGCAATCTGACGAGCGAGGTCATAGACTGACTTGACTTCGGGTTGCTCGAGGATGGTCATGATCTTGGGGTCGTTGACACTGCCAACATTGTAGGCATCGTCGTAGGCTGTGCCAGCGAAGTCGCGGAGTTCCTTGACCATGCGGGCTTCGTCGGCGTAGTAGTCCCCCGGCTTCAAGCCCGCCTTCACCTGCCCATAAGTCCGCTCTCTGATACCAGCCTTCTGCTCTCCAAGCGTCTTAGCAATTTGCTGGCGACCCGTACCCACACGCTGTGCCACCGCCTCAGCCAAGTCCACCATCGCTGGGTCAACATTAGCCACCGTAGAGGGTACGCGCATGCTTGCGTCTTTTTTCATCACAGCCTCAATTTGCTGTGGTGTCAACTGAGCCTGCCTCAAAGCGTCTAGCATCTTCTGTGAGGCTCTGTCCTGAATTCCTTGTGGGGTAGGCATCAAGCGCTCTTTGAGCCAGTTGTAGCCACCTTTTCCAGTGCGCATGGCAACAGGAATAGCAATCCCTAAACCAGTGCCCATCAGACCACCTACGCCCGCTCCTTCACCACGCTCGCCCTCAGTGGCTGTGCCAGCGCCAGCGACAGCGCCAGTTGTGCCACCAGCAAGGGCGCTACGAGCCATGGGGCTTTGGGCGAGGCGGGAGAGCATGCCAGCGGAGGCTCTGGAGGTTTGGGCTACGGCGGCGGGCTGGCCCCCGGGGGTCATCATCATCGCCACCGCAGGAGCCATCCCCCCACCAAACTCTAACGCCCCAGCCGTGTACGGATTCTCTGAAGAATACTGCGCATACTCGTCACGAATTTTTGATACCAAGTCTTCATACTTACCTTCTCCTAGTTTGGAGCGAAGCCAAGCCTCACCCTCATCACCCCAACCCATGCCTAGTCCTTGACCAAGCATGGCACGAGCACCACCAACCACTCGGTTAGCAGGAGCCTTCTTGCCAAGAACCAAATCGGAAAGTGTTAAATCAGCCATTATTCAAGCTCTCCTGTTGGGGCAGATGTATCGCGGTACAGACCTTGTTTAATATCGTTCAAGCGCTTTTGTTCGCGCTCACGACGATTCTTGAGTGCAGTATAAGAGTTGCGCATAATGATTGCACGCTCTTCTTTGCTCTTAGAATCGATGCCTTCCAAGTCAAGCAGAATCTTGCGCTCACCCTCAGTTGGGTTACCACCAAATGCACTCTTGAGCTTACCAACAGCAGACTTGCTTAGCAAGTTAGTTTGCTCACGAGTAGCTATCACTTTGGGGTCTTTAGAGCCTGCCGCCTCAAGCAATTTACGCTGAGCAGTGTCGCCTAAAGAAGTGTCAAAGGTGTTAGGGTTCAACTGGTAAGCACGCTTCAAATCAGCCATGGCTTGATCAGTGCTTGTCAAGATGTCTTCAGTCTCTGACTTCAACTTCATCTCTTGTGGACTGAGCTTGGCTTGTTGAGCTTGTTGATTTAGGAACTTGTTCTGCGCCAAAGCTAAGTTAGCTTGCTGGACACTCATGCCAGCCAAAGTTGCAGTAACTTGAGCCAACTTAGCGTCGACGCTAGTTTGGGCGATTTCGCTGACACGGGCTTGGAACTCCTTAGACCCGGGTCTCAACCCCTCATCCCTCGCCTGCTTACCTGCCGCAGACTCAGGCTCACCAGACTTGATAAAGTCCTTGATCACCTCAGCCGTAATTGCACGCTTGTCTTTCATGCCCTCAGCCGCAAGTGTGCGCAGTGTTGTGAGGTCGTCCTTAGCAGATGCCATGCGCATCTCTTGACCTTTAAGACCCATCTGCAACTGAAGTGCACGCTGAGCCTTCTTAGCCTCGCGCTCTTCCTTGCTGTATGACGCAAGCTCTTTGTTCACATTGCCAAGTGACTCAGCAAAGTGACCAGTCTTGGTAGGAGAGCCAAACGCAGACGCTAAGCGGAAATACATCTCAGCTTTAGAAGGCGCTTCATCAGGAGCCGCCTTCATAGCATCCTGAATCATTTTTTGAAACGCCATTGACTCTGTATTGGCGGTTTTACGCGCTTCTGCAAGTTCAGAACTGTAGTCAGTTGTATTACCCGCATATCGTTGGAGCAATGCGTCCAACTGAGCAGAACGAGCGTCCATCGGCGATTGAGGTGTCGGTGGGTAAGCATCGCGTCTAGTCATTTGGTTAGAAACGGGTGCAGGAGCCTGCCCTTGCATGGGGAACAGCTTAGAGCCTTGGTAGCTCATCATGTCAGGCTGTTGTGATACACCATAGTTCTCAGCCATCTGATCAATGTCAGTTGCTTGGTTAGCACCACCAGTTTGGAAATGAGTTTTCACGCGACCGCCATGTGCAAAAGCATCAGTGTTGTATGGGTTGTCATCTTTAAATGATCCAGCAAATTGACCTAAATCACCGTAGCCAGCAACTGCGTAACGACCAGCATCTGAATCTCCCATAAGGTTCGCCATAGAAGCACGACCGCCATCTCTAGGCAAGAATTTAGCAGAACCATCAGCTATTGAATTAACTATTGAAGCATCTCTTGCAATCATCCTGTACTGATCTGCTGGAGAATATCTGTTGTCACCCATTGGTACATTGGCTGGGTCAAAAGAACCAGCAAATTGACCAAGATCACCGTAACCTGCGGCGGCAAACTCACCTTCATTAGATCGGTTTAATAATTCTCTTTGAGCAACTGATGGTGTAAAACCACGCTCTGGACTATTAGCCCTTGTTTCTAACTGCCGTGCATCAG